GGAGGGATGCAACTGTGGATAAGCGGAAACAACCAGTGATGTTGTTTAGAGAAGCTTGGGTGTGGAGTGAACAAGAAGAACGTCTCTACGCCAAGCTTTGTATCGGTAGGGTTTTACATTTGTTTAGCGGGCGTAGTCTTCTTGGCGACATTCGTGTAGATATAGATAGTCCAGTTGCCACGCATAAAATTGACCTTTCAGAGGGTAAGCTGCCTTTCAAAGATTTGGAGTTTGACACGACAATAGCTGATCCTCCATGGGCGGGGCCACAAAATTGGGATAAATGGGAAAATCTAATGCATGAAATTGTCCGTGTTACAAGAAGAAGGGTTATCTTTATTCTTGGAAATTTGATTTACTTGTTGCCTAAGCCGTTTGTTTTGAAACAGATCTATGTCTTAAAGAAGGTTTCACCACAAGTTAAACTTGTTTATGTTTGGGAACGGGAAAACAAAACTCTAAATGAGGTTTTAAGGGAGTGTGGGGAAACAAGTGGCGTGCAAACTTGTCCATGTGAAGGCTGACAGAATCTGCAGAATCTGCGGCTCAGTAATATTGAAGGGGGAGAAAGCCTACCAGATCAAAAGGTCCAGCGGATACCGCTACGAATGCGTGAAATGCCATCGAAACTGTGAAAACTCAAACTTGGTTTACAGCCCCTTCTTCAAAGCCTGGTGGAAGCGGATCGATTTGCCTGAAGGCCCCGCCATACTGTTCAAAAAGCGAAACGTCTATTAGATGATTCCTTCCCGTTTTCTTTCGGGCTTCAATGAAGGACATGCAGATTGTTTTCGGCGAAAAGCTTGACCTTGACTTTGAAAACTTCGTTTTGATTGACCTGCCCGTTGTCAAAGAAAAAATTGAGGGGCAGACGCGGAGTTTCGGCGAAATAATCTTCATGGGTGACTTCCATTACGGACACAACCAGCACAGCTTCAGCCACCTCCATAAGTATCTAGGCTTGCTTGAAAAACGGAAACACGTGCAAATCTGCATGATGGGCGACGTTTTTGAAATGCAGGACCTCGCCGACTTCGTGAAGGAAGCCGAGGTTCCTGAAAGACTGCAGGTTGAAATGTTTCTCAGCGACTTCAAACCCTTCGCAAAACGCATCAAAACCTTGATTTGGGGCAACCATGAGAAACGCTACGCTAAACAGGGCAAAATGGTTGTGGACCTGTTTGAATACTGCAAGGAGAAACTTGAAAACCCAGACATTTACACGGCTCCGCCTCAACGTGGAATATTAGCCGCGGTTAAAGCAGGCGAACAGCTTTACAGCGTTTACATGCTTCACGGACGCTCGAAAGCCACAACCATCCTAGACGCTCAATTGAGGCGAAGCCGGGGAATCTGGGCGACCACAATAATAGCCCACGGCCACATCCACAAAATGGACTGGCACCCCATGACGATGTTCACGGTTGCAGGAGACGGCAAAGTTTTCGGAAGGCTTGTCATACGCCAATACCTTTTAAGCACAGGATGCTTCCTACGCTACCCAGGATACGCCGAGGAAGGAAGCCTGCCCGTCAGCGACATAGGCGCGCCAATCGTGAGGTTTTACGCGGACAGCTGTGGAGTCGAATACATCGACCCCCGCATAAGATACAAAGACTATTTCCAGAAGGGCGGAGAATTCTACCAGCATGCAAACGTGGACTGCAGCGACCTCCTAGATTTCGGTTTCAAACCCACAATAAAGGCTTTACCGTTCGACATTCAAACAGTCCTAAAATATTGGAAACATAAAGGACAATTATAAGGAGCGGAATGGATTGGAGAGGAGTGGATAGGAAGGGAGCGGAATGGAGAGGAGTGGAATGGAAGGGAACATTAAGAAGTGGGTTGCCACGATTCGTGGGAAAAAACTTTTGCAGAACAATCCTGAAAGCGGAAGATTGAAAGGTCCGGAAAAGGAGACTCCGCCTGAGCTTTTGCTTTACCGGGACGAGAATGGAAACATTTGCCAGCCGGCGATTCACATTAAGAAAGCGATAGAACATGCTGCTGGCACGATAAATCGGAAATATATTCCGCTTATAAGGGCATATCTTCAAATTGAACCCGAAATGATTCCGCATAAAAATCAGAAGTGGAAGCCTTTCGGCACGTGGACTGTGGTTAAAGCAGCGAAAAACGCGAGGGTTTGGAAGACGCGTCCAATGATTGAAAACTGGGAGTTAACCTTCACAGTTATCTCGCTTAACCCGAAGGAATTAAACGGCGAGTTGATTAAAACCGCGCTGGAGAAGGCTGGCGCCCTCTACGGGATCGGCGACTGGCGTCCTCAGAAAGGCGGAAGCTTCGGATTATTTGAACTAGTTCAATTTGAAGAGGTAAACTAACTGGAGAGGAAGGGAGTGGAAAGGAGAGGAGTGGAATGGAGCGGACAGGAATGGAGAGGAATGGGAAAGGAGCGGTCGGGCCAGGTAGGAGCGGAACGTATAGGAATGGAGTGGATTGGAGTGGAACGGACTGGAAGGGAGTGGACCGGAGTGGAAAGGAGTGAGTGAAAAATGGTTAAGGATGAAAAAACATGTCGCCGAAATACGACGGCAACTATTATTGCCCCAGATGCGGCAAATGGTATCCCGTAGAGGAGATTCTTTGGTATGAAACACGGTTCGTTGATTGCGAAGGAAACACGGTTTTGGTTTACCGGCGTTTTCCAATTTGTCCTGTGCATCACATCCATCTCCGCACTACCGCCCACTATAGCATGAGCCAGAAGCAGCGCCGAGCGTTGAAAAGCGCGTTTAAACCATAAAAATATCGGATTTTTTAAATTTTAAGTTCTGCGTTTTTTAAGCGTTTTAATCCTTATATTTGCTGGATTTACCTTTTTGGTTCATGGTTTCCGGTGAACCGGCCGGGGACCCATTAGCTGTGGTTTGAACAAAAGGCGACTATGCGGGTCCCCGGCGAAAACCGGGGTGAGCCGCCGCCTCAGAGTGGCGTTCAGAGGACTTTATCGATGCCTGGCAAAAGAAGCCCCGTGAATCTTGCGCGGAGAATGGCTGTTAAGCTTGTCTTCGAGCATGCGTTTTTGGACAAGGAGAAAAGCGAAATTGTTTCCACGTTGGACCGCGCTGATATTGTTAAACTGTTAAGCCTCGGCGAGTTCAGGGTTTCAGATGTTCCAGACGTTGAAAGGGGCGAAGTGCTTGTTGACAGTCGGGGTGAGGGAAGCCTTCAACGGAGGAATAAGCCTAAATGCCCGTTGAAACGTTGACTAAACATCTTTTTTCGCGGAACACTTGCCCGGCTAAAAACTGTTTCATGCGTCAAAACCGCTGCGACGAGAAATGCACTTGGTGGACTTACGAGAAAGCTGCCCGCTTTCAAGGTGGCATTTAATGGGCAGGTTTTACGCGCGTCTCGTCAGGAAAAAACGTTTTCTAGGCTTGTATGCGAAGAGAAGCTTGAAAAAGGCTTTGGCACATGCTTTTGTAGGGTTTGTTTCAGGCTATACGGTTGGTTTGCAGGCGACTCAAGCCTTGAACGTGGCTGTTTTAAGCGGGCTGATCTCCGCAGCCGCCTACTTCATGTATGAGGTTTTGAAGTGAGCTTTCATGGTGTGGTTTCATTTGAAACGTTGGCACATTCGCCAAATAGACGACCAAGACTACATTTTCATAGACGCGAAAATAGCCAACCCAATGGATCCCAAAAAATCGGAAAAGGTTGAGTTTCTCGTCGACACGGGGGCCACAGGCTGCGCTATAAGCAGCGAGTTGGCTGAAAAGCTTGATCTGGAAGCCAGCGGAGTGGTTGACGTGGGGTTGGCTGACGGCAGCTCGAAACGCGTGAAGGCTGCATATATATTGATAGAGGTTGGCGGACGCAAACTTTACACGTGGACCATTTACGACAAAGGTTTCACGCCGATTTTAGGCTTAGACGTCATGCGGGTTCTCGGAATCCACGTGGATGTTCCAGAGCGGAAAGTGCTCATCCCCTACAAGGGCTTGAAAATCAGAAAGATCAGCCTTTACATGGGCATACCCCGGTTCACATACACGTTTACAGCGTCGTGGGGGAGGGGGTAGGCTGAAAATGGCTCGGAAAAAACGTTTAATTTACGCCGAGGAATTGGTTAAAAAAATCGAGAAATTCTGCGAATTGAAAACCCAGGATTTACGTGTGAAGCTTATCGCGGATTTAGAAAGGCTTTTCCAGATTGCGAAGGACATGGCTGAAACGGCTGAAAACCAGGAAGACTGGATCCGCGTAGCCGTGTTCATAGCGCAAACCATCAACAGCCTAGCTAAAAGCTACGATGAAACAAGGTTTAACGAGCAAATGAAGGAGCTGGAAAGGCTGATTGAACAGGCGAAAAAGCGAGCTGGAAAGGCTCAAACGGGAACTCCAGTCGCTTGAAGAAGGCGAGGCAGCTGAGGAAAGGCTTGAAGTATCCAACGATCCTGTTGAGTTTTGCCGGAAATGGTTCAACTTAACGCCAACAGAATACCAGGCGAGGCTTCTCCGAGACAAAAGCAAGCGAATTGTCGTTCGATGGTGCCGGCAAGCAGGCAAAACAACAAGCCTCGCCTTGAGGGCCATATGGTTTGCTCTCAGACACCCGAAAACATTGACGCTTATAGTGGCTCCTTCGCTTAGGCAAAGCATGATTTTGGCGGATAAGCTTCAAGACTTCCTGACAAGCCTGCCACCGTCCACAAGGAAGGCGGTTATTGATAAGCTGCAGCGAACAGTTATCCGCTTCAAAAACGCTTCAAGGATTGTTGCGCTGCCAAACAGTCCAAACCTCTTGAGGGGCTACACCGCCCACCAAGTTATATGCGATGAAGCAGCTTTCTTCCGAGACGACGAGCTTGTGTTCTACAACGTGCTCATGCCTATGCTGAGCACGACGGACGGGACGCTTATTGTTTCAAGCACGCCTTGGAGCACGGATTCAGTCTTTTACAAGATGTGCATGAACCCAGAATACAGCCAGCATGTCGTCACGTGGGAGGACGTTGTCAAAGCCGGCTTAGTTAAGCGCGAGTTCATCGAGGAAATGCGCCAGAGCGTCCCCGAAGAGCGTTTCCAACGCGAGTTTGAAAGCCGGTTTGTCGAGGACATTGACGCCTGGCTGCCCCAAAGCCTTATCACTTCATGCATTGACGCCGAGCTTCAGCCCTACGACTTCCACGACCAGCCTCAAGGAGACTTCTACATCGGCGTTGACTTCGGCAAACAGCAGGACTACTCGGTTGTCGTGGTTGTCGAAAGGTTTCCAAACAACATTTTGAAGCTTGTCCACGTGCACCGGTTTCCGCTTAACACGGAGTATGCGAGCGTGATAGGCTATGTTAAAAGCCTCCAGGATCGTTGGAAAACTGTTCGCGCCGTTTACGCCGACATTACAGGCGTCGGCAACTATATCGTTGAGGACATGGTGCACAGCGGAATACAAAACGTGCAAGGCATAACCTTCACGGTTCAAACAAAAGAGGACATGGCGACGGTTCTAAGGGAGAAAATGAGGCAGAAGGAGTTTCTTATACCCTATGAGCCTGTCCGGAGACGCCAAGACATTGACTTGTGCGCCGAGCTTAACGTTGAAAAATATGAGCTTATGAAAACCGGCCACATACGGTTCAGCCACCCAGAGGGAAGCCACGATGACGTGTTCTGGGCGACGGCTCTAGCCGTTTACGCAGCCGTCCAGTCGCCTCTCCCCGGTAAAGGCGCCGTTTTATTGCCCCATTAAGGTGATCTTGCATGAGTTTTGTCGCGGATCGAATTCGCAAGGGCTTGAAAGCCGTTGTGGAAGCCGTTAAAAAGCCTTTTGCAGCTCAGAGGCTTTACCCGCCCGAAATAAGTAGGCGCCAAATTGAGGAAGAGGTGCCTGTTAGCTGGAAAGCCGACAACGTCCTATGGGGCTACGTAACCAAATACATGTTGAAGGGCAGCGGCGCCGGCTTCGTAACCCCGCCCTACACCGCCTACTGGGAAAGGCTCTGGGGAACAGTTCCAATCGAGGATTTGCCCAAATACAAGGACCTTTACACGTTCACGCCCTACATCAAAGCCTCAATCGACGTCACCGTTAACCTCGCGATTTCAAACGGGTTCGAGCTTGAAGGCGGAGAAGACCAAGTTCGAGAGTGGCTGACAAACTGGCTTGACGAGCAGAACGTTCTGGAGACGCTCCGCATAGTCGCGACGGACATGCTTGTTTTCGGCAACGCTTACCTTGAAATGTGCAGAAACGAGGACACCGGCAAAATCGAGTGGCTTAAACCCCTTGACCCCGTCCACATGAGGGTCCGCCGAGACGCTTACGGGCAGGTTTTAGGCTACATTCAGCTTTTAACCTTCCCGCCGGTCGTCTTCGCAAGCGATGAAATATGCCATTTCAAATGGGGTGCAAAGAGCTGGTGGTATGAATCGGCATACGGGACAAGCCTTCTCCGACCATTATTGAAGATTCAGGCTTTAATCGACCAGCTTGAAGACGACATGGCTGTAATCGTGCACACTTACGCCAAACCAATGCTCGTGGTTAAGGCTGGAACGCCTGAAAGACCTTGGACGGATACGCAACTCCAGCAGCTTGTTGAAGCCTTCCGGGACCGTAAGCCGGCCACAGACGTCTTTGTGCGTGGAGACGTGGAAGTTGACGTTGTTCCAAGCCTAACCAAAGATGTCAACGTAACATTCTGGCTTGACTATCTGCTAAGGCAACGTGAAGCCGTTTTAGGCGTGCCAAAAATTTTCCTAGGTTACTCAGAGGGAACGAACCGCGCTACAGCGGAGGTCGTTATGCAGGAATACGTGACGCGGCTTCGCATGATGCAGGAAATCATCGGCGATACGCTTGAAACAGTCTTGTTCAAGCAGCTTATCAAAGACGAGTTCGGCGAGGGTGTTGAAATTCCGAAGGTTAAGTGGAAGCCTATATGGGAGCCCTCAATACAGGACAAGGCGAAATACCTCGGCGACCTCGTGGATAAGGGCATAATATTGCCTAAAGAAGCTCGAACACAGTTAGGCTTCCCAGAAGAGTATCCGATAACCACGCCCGAGGAGCTTCAAGCCATTCTGAAACGGAACGGGGTTAAGCCATGATACGGGGTATTTTTCGCTTGCTCAACGCCCTTTATAAATGCTCAATATTATTGAGCGTGGCATAATGGCGTTTTTCGGCTTTCCAAAACGTGGCGAACAGCGGGTTTACGCTTACCGCACCATGCGGGACGAAAAAGTTTGCGACGAATGCTCAGCCCTCGACAATACTGAATATGTTTGTGAGGATGAGGAGCAGCCGACCAAATATTTTGAGGATGCCGAGCAGTGGGACGAGGAGATAGACACTTGGAAAGTCAACTTGCATCCACATTGCCGTTGCTGGCTTGAGCTTGTCGACGTTAACAAAGAGGAATAAAGATGCCGGGAATTGATGAGACAACTAACACTTTCCGTTACCGGGTTCAAGACCCGGATAAGTTTGACAAGTTTAGGGTTAAGCCCATTACCCAAGGTGTGAAGATTACGTTGGGAAGGGTTAAAGGAACAAACCGCTGGGAGATTCAAAGCTACATTTTCGACAAGACGCGGTTCAAGGACAAGGAAAGCGTTAAAAAATGGCTTGAAAAACACCTGAAAAGCGAGCTGCAGCTTCTTTTGGACTTTAAAGCTTGGAACGAGCTTCGCATGCGGTTTTTGAAAGCTTACCTGGACATTTCCCGCATTGACTAAACTTCACGGGTATCAAATTATAGAGAGGTGTAAAAGAATGAGTTTTGAAGCTGCAAAGTGGACAACCCGCTACATCAACGACCTTCCAGATTCAGCCTTTGCTCTGATTGAGCCCGGCGGCGAAAAAGACGAGGAAGGCAAAACCGTCCCAAGGACCCTGCGCCATCTACCACACCATAAGCCCGACGGAAGCATCGACCTGCCCCACTTGCGCAACGCTATGGCCCGTGTAACCCATATCAAGCCTAAAAACATGCCCAAGAAAGAGGCTGTTGAAAAAGCCCACGCGCATCTTCTACGCCACTACAAGGAGCTAAAGATTCCACATCAGCCCTGCGAGGTTAACAGGCTTGGCATTAAATGCGAGGGCTACACCCCGCAAGAGGAGAAGAAAAGCATGCTTGAAGACTGGCAGGCGTTTGCTGCTTGGCGTGAAGCCTACTTGAGGCGGAAGTTTCAAGGCTTAATGTTTCCAGCGATCGTGGAGTGAAACATGGGCAGAAACCAGAAGAAAAGGCGCAAGCTTCGCCGTTTAAAGATTCTCGGCTTGATTTAGAGGTGTAAAGCATGCAACTGCGTTATTATGTGCCTTTTAAGGCAGTTCAGAGCGCCGACCAGAAGGAAGCCCAGTTTCCAATCAAGGAGCAGCTTGTGGTAATCGAGGGCGTAGCCATTGACACAAGCGTCAACAAAAACAAGTGGCAGGTTCCCCGCGAAGACCTTGAATATATCGTTGAAACCTTGAAGGGCGCGCAGCTCCGCGTTGACCACGCTGAATCAGCGCTCATGGTTGTTGGGAAAGTTGTGGATGCAAGCCTTGACGGAGACCGCGTATTGTTCAGGGCTGAGGTTGGCGATGAAAGGCTCATTGACAAAATCATACGGGGCTACGTCACCCATGTTAGTATTCAAGTTGACAGCGACGAGGTTGAATGCAGCAAATGCAAGCGGCCAACACGCGGAAAGAGGGCAGGCTTGTCCACCTTATGTCCCGGAGCCTGGGAAGTCGTCCGAAAGCCAAAAGTGCGCGAGTTAAGCATTGTCGCAAGCCCGGCTTACGAGAACACAAGCTTTCAGCCTTTAGGCTTCTATGCAGCTATGAACGAGGCTCAATGGGGCGCAATAATTGAGTCTTTAACCAAATCGGGTGTTTTGGAGCCTTCATCCTTCACAGTCATCCGTTTCACCGGATGATAATGTGGGTTCTAAGCCCGCTGGGCTGCAAGAACCCGAAACAAAAACTGTTCAAAAAGCGGGTGAGGTGAAGCCCATGTCCGTTAACGCGGAGCAGAAGGCTTCACCGCAAGTGGCTCAGGCAACAGTGAACGTTGCGCCCGGAGAAACTTCGCCTAAACAAGTGGAATACGAGGACTTCATGAAGCAGCTTGAAAAGCTTATGGAGCAGATTAAGGGCGAAACCAGCGAGGAAGCAATTGAGGCTTTGGAGGCCAAAGTCCGCGCCCTTGAGGCCGAGCTTGCCAAGCGCGTTAAGAAGGCAACCCTCAGCAAGAAGCTGAGCGAGTTGTCTAAACGCTTGGCTGAGCTTGAAGCCAAAAAGGGCGAAGAGGCTGAAGAGGCAGAGGAAGCTGAGGAAGCGGAAGAGGCTGAAGAGGTTAAAGCGCCGACCCCTGTCAGCGAGGCTAAAAAGAAAGGCTCTGCTGGCAAGGGCATAGTTGCCGTTGACGTCCTCGAAAAGGATGTTTTGGCGAACTACGACTGGTTCAAAGACCTTTTGAAGGCTCACCGCAAGCTTGTAGGCTTCCAGTAGAGGGGTGATTTGCCATGTCTTTTGAAGCTCGTGTTCCAGGAAACATATTCAGCCTACCCGGCAGCATAGTGACCTTCACTGCAAGCGCAGCCGTAACGAAAGGCCAGCTTGTCAAAGTGACGGGTTCAATGACTGTCGGTCCAGCTGCAGCTGCAACGGACGCCGTTATAGGCGTTGCTGTTGGAAGCGCCTCTGCAGGCTCAAAGGTTCCCGTCATCATGGGCTGCCCAATAGTTTACGTGACCGCTGGCGGAGCAGTCTCAGCCGGCGCCGTAGTCGGCTCAGACGCTTCGGCAAGGGCTGTAGCAATCACCACAGCTGGAAACAGGGCTTTAGGCTATGCCTTGGAAGCCGCATCAGCTGCTGGCGACGTGATACTGGTGGCTGTTAACCCGCACGTGTATTAGAAGGGGTGATTGACTATGGCTATGTTCCGTGACGCTTTCACTTGGGTTGACACGGGCGCAATAGCCTATCCAGCCCTGCACAAGAAGATAATCGAGCTAACCATGCCCGCCCTAGTGGTTAAACGCCTATTCCCAGAGTTTCCGCTTGTAGCGGGTAAAACAGCAACATTTGTTAAACAACAAGGCTCAAGGGCTGCAGCGATCACTGAGGTCGCCGAGGGCACAGAGTTTCCAATGGACTACACGCCATATACCTACATCACTGTAACACCATACAAGAAAGGCCTCAGGGAAAGGATCACCCGAGAAGCAATCGAAGACCTATACATACCCGTCATCGAGGACCAGCTGCGCCGATTAGCAAGGCGTATGGCTTATACCATCGATAAGGACTGCCAAACAGTCATAGACACAGCTGCCGGAAACACCATCACCGCAACGGGCAAAAGCCTCTCGGCAACGGGCACAGAGTTCACGATAACAGGCGGGCTTGGAACAAAAGACATTCTGGCAGCCAAAGCCACAATTGAAAGCTACGGCTTGATACCCGACACGATATTGCTGAACCCGGTAAACGCTAGAGACGTCTATTACCTGCCACAGTTCTCGCTATACGCCTACTACGGCGAGGAAGTCATCCAAACCGGCGCCGTCGGCACAATCTACGGCATGAACGTCTACGTAAGCCCAGTCATACCGGCAGGAACAGCCTACATCCTCAGCACTGGACAAAACGCCTCAGCTGCCTACGCCCCGCTCGGGTTTTTCGTAATCAAGCGACCCTTGACAACCGACGTGGAAATCAAGAAGGAGATTGACGCCGTCGAAGTGGTGCTTTCAACAAGGTATGCGCCTGTAGTCACTTACGGTGAAGCAATCGTAAAGGTTACAGGCTTGGCGACAAGCTAAACAGCCTAACAATTTCCCATCTTTTCCAGTTCCCCTTTTTGTTTTTCTGTTCCAGAGCCAGCCAACAAGCGTGGCTGGCGGAACAAAAAAGAGGTGAGTTAAACATGTCTGAAAACAACAAGAAGCCTAAAGCGCGTGCTGTTCCACCTGATGAAGGGGCTGATCTACGGAAGCGTCATAGGCATGGTTTTCGGCTCAGCGCTTTATCTGCTGGCTTCAGCAGTAAACCAGATTGCCCCGTTGCCTTTCGCCCCAGCAATTTGGGCAGCTTTGATTTTCGGCGCTTCCGTGGTAGCCGGGACAGCGGTCGAATACAGCGACTGGCTTGAAAGCCATGAGTAAACTTTCCATCCTCTGCCACGTTCTGCACGGCTTGGCGGCGGGCTTCCTAGCCCCTAAAGGGTGGCTTGGCCTAGCAATCTCCCTTTTTCTCTACGCCCAGTTTTTTGCTTATGAATATGTTGAAGAGTCGAAAATCCGCGATGAAATGTTCCACGAGCTTCGCGAATGGAGTTTCGGCTTCATAATCGGCTTGGTGCTGGGCTTATGCGTTTAAGACGCCTTAAACATTTGAAAAACGTTTGCTGTATAGCCCTAAGCGTTTTCATGCTTGTCGCGGGGCTTTGGCAGCTTGAAATCGTCGAGTTTCGGCTCTCGTTGGGGTTTAAAACGTTTGACTGGCCCTTCTACATGCTTCCAAGCGTCGGCATTTGGCTTGCCCGCGACATAATGTATGGCGTGATAGTCCTCGCGTTTATAATCCAATTCCTGAGCCTTTGGTTCTGGGATTGACATGACCGTGCAATATGTAACCGCTTCTGATGTTCAAGCAGCCTTAAACATGACATACGATAGCGCAAACCATGTTTACACGGTTTACGGCTTAACAATCGCCGAGGCAAGCGTCCAAGCCCACGTGGACTTCGCAAACACCTACATAAACGCGCTTCTCGGAAGAGACTTGACCACAGACGATCCGAAATATCCGGTTGCAAGGATGGCTGCTTTAGATTTGGCTTGCATGCGCATCCTCGTCGTCTCAAGCGGCGGAGCCATGATAGGCGCCTTCGACTACTTCCTGGGCGATTTACGTGTCGCAAGAGCCGGCCCCTACGCAGAGGCAATTGAACGCACAATCAAAGGCTTCCAGGAGGATTTCGTCCGCCAGCTAGTAAACTTAACAACGCCAGTTAAGGCTGCGGAGGCCACGGCTGCTGAAGAGGTTCCGAAATATAGGGGCGGGCTGATTAGTCCATGACGTTCAAGAATTATGTGAAGTTGAAGCTTAACGGGCGAATAACAATTTTGGATCCGGGCGTGGACATTGAGAAGCTCGCCGAATATTATGAAGTGGAGCCGTGTAGTAGCTGATGGCGGACGCAGCTGAAGTTTTATGCCAGCATTTACAGGACAACTGGAGCCTTACCAGCCCCTCTAAGGCGGACATTTATTGGGCTAAAAGCAAGGTTGAAGCCATAGACTTCACGAAGATGGGCAAAAACTATGTTGTGGCCTGTTATGCGCCTATGACTGCTGCAAACGTTCGAGTGTTGGCTAAAGGCGTTTTGCTGGCTGAACAGAACGTTATGGTTGACATCCTCGTCAAGGTTTCAACGTCCGTGGGCAGCGCGGTCGCCGTGAGGGAAAACATGCGCGGCGAGGTTTACCGCATTTTGAAAGCGTCCACGCCAAGCGGTTTCGGCTTCGCGGACATCACCCGAGAGTTCAACAAGAACGAGAGCCCGGATTTGGTTCGGCTAAGCCTTCAGGTTAAAATGGTGAGCTTGGCGTGACTGTTAAAATCCAAATTGACCCTTCAGAAGTTGAGGCTTTCGCCGAAGCCCTCAAGCAGATGAGCGAGGGTTTAAGGGACAGGTTTGCCGAGGTTTTGGGCGAAATAGGCCAGCAGATAGTTGTCCGCGCGAGGGCTTACGCGCCTGTCAGGACCGGAGCCCTTCGGGCAAGCATATATCACACGATAACCCGCGACCTGGTTCTCCGCGTCGGCGCATACGTCTATTACGCCATATTCCAGGAGTTTGGAACCCGCTATATTGCGCCCAGGTATTTCCTAACCCGGGCGATAAACGAGTGCATGCCTCTCCTAACTTTCGCCATGCAGGAAGCCATCAGCAAGGCTTGGGAAAGCTTGTAAAGGGCCATCACAAGCGGGTGGCCCGCAAGCGAGGTGAGTGTGAATGCCGATACTGGGTAGAAGCGCCTCGATCTATAAGGGAGACAACTGAAATTGGATACTGCACAAGCGTCAGCGTCAGCATAGACGTGGACCTGATCAAGGAATACTACATCAGCGGGTCAAGCCCGGACAAGCCGGCGTTTCTCGCCAGCGGAAACAAGAGCTTCAAGGTTAGCATTGAAAAGGCTTACGTGGACGGCACATACGCCAACGACCTCCTCAACGGGTCCGCCGTGACAATCGAAATCCGCCCAGAAGGGACAGGCACAGGTAAGCCGAAGATAACTTTGAGCAACGTTGTCTTCACAAGCTGGGAGCTAAGCATCGAGCAAGACGGCGTGGTAATGGAAAGCATTGAGGGCGAAGGAACCAACATCACTTGGGGCACACAGTGACAGCCCTAACCTTTAGGAGCGTGATCTCCAATGCCGATTCTAGGCAGAAACGCGCTGCTTTACCGGACACTTTACCCTTTAACGATCAGCGTTTCGCCGCCCCCAAACAGCACAAGCGAAGCGTTCACGCCGGCTGAGCGCGTCGACCCAGGAGAAACAGCCCGAGTCACATATACATACTCCAGCAACGCCAACATAACCGCCCTGCAGGCAGTTTTCAGCTGGCTGAACAGCGCCGGCTCCGAGCTGAGCAGAAACACCGTGAACTTGACGCCTAACACCGTCGCCACAAGAACCGACGAATACACGGCGCCGGACAACGCTTACAGCTTCCGGTTCGGAGTGAGGGCGACAAGCGGCTCAACATCTGGAACCGCGACTTTCTCGGGCATGACGGAGAGGCTTCTCATAGGCTACGCTAAAACAGTCAGCGCAAGCGTTGACGTGGACTTGATCAAGGAATACGTGTTTGGAAGCGATAAGCCCGCTCGTCCTTTCAAGCGGAAACAAAACCTTCAAGGTCAGCATTGACCTGCTGTATGTGAGCAGCAAGTTCGCCAACAAAATCCTCGCCGGCGAAAAGTTCGACATCATGATAGCCCCGGACGGATGGGGATCCGGCAAACCGCTAATAACGCTTAGAAACGTCATGTTAAACAGCTGGGAGCAAAGCATAGAGCAGGACGGCGTGATAGCCGAAAGCCTTGAAGGCGAAGGCGACAACATAGTGTTTGAGACGCAAGCATAGAATCCCAATTTTTGGTCTGCTTAGAAACCTTGATTGGAGGGAAAATTTATGGAAAATTTGGAACGAAACAAAGACGTGATACTAAACTTTGGTTTAATAGCCGTTGGACCGCTGAGGGAAATCGAGAAGCTTCAGCTGCTGATCACGCAGGAATGTAAAAAATTGAAAATAGTCTACCAAACTGTTTCTGCGAAAAAGCTGAAGCTTGTCAAAGTCCCACCGGGTTCTGAACCCGGTAACCCGCCTGTTTTTGGCATTAAAACCACGTTTAGGGGAGACTCTAAATGAGGCCGGGAAAAAGCAAGCTTGAACGAATTAGGCGGAAACTCGCCGAAAGAAAAGTCACTGGAGAAGGGAGGTGATTCGCTTTGAGTGGGAAAGTGGAGGAATACGCCAAAAAGCTTGAGCAATACGAGCAAGAGAAGGCTGCGAAGGCCGCCAAATTCGACGTCAAAGCCTTAATTCAAAGCAGCAGGGAGATTCGCAGGGTTGAAGTTGAAGGCTTGGGCGTTGTCGAATACGGAGTCTTAACGTTGGCGGACAGCATTGAGCTCGGCAAGTGCGGGACTCCTGAAGAGCGGGGTGTTATGACTCTTTGGCTGATGCTGCACAAGGCGAACAAGGACTTAACCCTCGAGGACGTCAAAGCCCTACCGTTGGAAGTCGCAGCTAAACTGATGACAGCCTTAAGCAGGGACATGGGTTTTACAGTTGGCAGGACGTCGAAGACTGGGTTAGAGCCAATGTTAACGCCCAGCACATAGGCCTAATCGCCCACGAATACGGCTACCCGCTTGAATACATAGGCAGCCTCACACCCTTCCAGTTCCAGTTCCTCGTTTCCTGGCTTAACTGGTTCTACAGCCGGAGAAGGGGCAGGTGAATGAGCCAAGAGCTTGAAATGCGCATAACAGCCAAGGTTGACGAAGCCTTGGCTGCCGTCCGCGAACTAGGCGACCAGACAGCGGAAGCCATGGGACGCGTCGAAGAGGCCAACGAGCGGGTAGCCAAAGCCCAGGAAAGCGCCGTCGCCTCGGCGCGGAACCTGGCCACGGGCTTCAGCGGGGTTCTGACAGCAGGCTTCAGCCTCTACATGGGCTTAGACAGGATTGAGAAGGCGCAATATGCTGCTTCAAGAGCCTCCTACCAGCTTGAAGTAGCCCAAAAAGCCCTAGAGGAAGCCCAGCGGAAATACAACGAAGCCGTGGCCAAATACGGCCCTGAAAGCGAGAAAGCCCAAGAAGCAGCTAAAAACCTCGCCCTCGCCCAGGAAAAGTATCAGCTCGCGGCTGAAAGAGCTCAAATCATGCAGAACAACGTGAACCAGACTGTGATGCAGTTCGCCCTCTCCGTTGTCCCGACGGTAATAACCATGATCGACAGCGGCGTCAAAGCCTTCCAGAGCTTCCACGCAGCCATCGACATGGTTAACAAGGTAACCGCCTTTCTGGCCGCCAACCCAATCATGGCAGCCATAATGGCCATCGGGCTGCTCGTCGGCGCCTTGATCACGGCCTACCAGACCTGCGAGCCCTTCAGGAACGCGGTCAACGCGATCGGCCAAGCCCTCTACAACTTCCTCAAGCCGGCCATAGACGCCATCTGCGGGGCTTTAACATGGCTTTGGAACAACGTTATCTCGCCTTTCATTGGCACGCTTAAAACATTGTGGGATGTAATAACAAACAATCCTATTCTCGCGGCCCTTTTTGGCCCGATAACAACAATCGCCTACCTGATCAAACATTGGGATGACGTTACAAAAGCCTTCTGTGACAGTTTAAATTGGTTCTGGAACAACGTCTTGAAGCCTCTGGCTGACTTCATAGCCGGTGTTTTGGTCGCCAACATAAACATGTGGTCAGCGGCTTTCAAAGCTTTGGGCGACGTTTGGAATGGTGTCTGTTCGGCTATAAGCGGCTTTTGGAACACATACATCAAGCCCATTGCAGATTTCATCGCCGGCGTTATAATTGCCGGCATTCAGGGGTGGATGAATATCTTCAAGGCCCTCGGCGACGTTTGGAGCAGCGTCTGCTCGGCCATAAGCGGCTTCTGGAATACTTACATCAAGCCCATTGCAGATTTCATAGTTTCCGTCTTGGTCGCTAACATTCGGCTGTGGATGAACGTCTTTAAGGTTTTGGGCGACATGTGGGGCGGCATTTGCTCGGCTATAAGCGGCTTCTGGGACAAATATATCCGGCCTATTGTGGACTTCATCCGCATGGTGCTCATAGCGAACCTGCAGTTCTGGATGAATGTGGCCCAGAAGCTTGGCGAAGTTTGGAACGCCGTGTGTAAGGGGATTGGCTGGGCTTGGGACACCCTTGTGAAGCCCGTTGTTGACGCGGTTAAATGGTTCTGTGAATCCGTTTACAACGCCTTCAAGTGGCTTTTCGGCTGGCTGATAGGCGGAAGCCTTTGGACAAACCTGTGTAAAGGCATTGTGGGCGTATGGAACAGCGTTGTCGCACCCCTCATAGACACCATTAGAGGGTTCTGCGACGCCGTTGCAAACGCCTTCCGCTGGCTTGAAGACACCCTCGGCTCGATATGGAACAATATTTGCAGCGCGGCCCAAAACGCTTGGAACGCTGTTGCAAACGCATGGAAGGGCATCCAGGACACCGTGGGCGGAGCGGCCAAAGCAGCCGGCAACGCCCTCAGCAACTTCGCAAGCCAGGCGGGGAGCGCCCTGAGCCAGGCTGGGCAAGCCGTCTGGAACTTCATAACAAGCATTTGTTTCGCCCACGCCATCCACAACGCGGTTGAATCAAGCATAAAAGACCTCGGCAAGTGGGTTGGCGCTGTCAAGGAGAGCATGAGCAAGGGTGTTGAAAGCGTTAAAGGTTTTGTCGCCGAAATCGGGAAGCCCGCGGCTTTGGCTGTGGGCGGGGTCCGCGCGGGGGCTGCCGTCCCGGTTGGGGCTCCGCCTATGCCTCCGCCAGCCCCTGCGCCCGTAACAGTCACCATAACGGCTCCGCTTGTCAACGTTGAGGGTTCGGCGGACAGGCGGACGGTTGAGTTGGCCGTGGAGAAGGTGAAGGAAGCCTTGAAAACCACGCTCATTGAAGCCACGTCTGCGGCTGCGCCTACCAAGCGGATCCGCGTGTTTGGAGGTGTCATGTTCTAATGTTGCTGAGCGAAATGGTTAGACACGTCAAAAGCGAGGGACCCCTTTACAAGGACACTACGCTATACACGAGCCCAACCCTCCACGACTGGACAACCAGGAAAACCACAACCTTGAACATCGCCACCCCCACGCTTGTCTACGCGAAGTTCAAGGGATACAGCAGCGGAAGCAACGCCATGGGCAGCTTGAGGCTTCTGCACGGCACCAACCCGATCCTCGTCTATCAGACGCTTCCGTTCAGCCCGGGCGCCGAGCGGGGGCTGCTGATGTATCTCGGCTCCGGAAACCACAGCTTCGCGCTCCAAACCGCCGTCTACAACAGTCCAAACAACAACGAAGTCGTGAACATATCCGAGTTCTCATTCTTCAACCTCGACTTTCCAGACCTTTCAGGCCAAGAAGCCGCCAACTCTGTAAGCGTGGGGTCCGGGCAAACCGCAACCGTCCTATCCCTCAGCTTAGGCCCCCTCTACGGCAGAAGGACGCCGGCGGGGATGATAAAGCAATACGCCTGCATAGTCACAGCCTACTGCGAGATGGTGGACAAGCGTGGAAGCTACCTAGTCAACCCAGGCGAGTCGGAAATGACCTCGGACGTGATGAACTTCAAGATTTACCTCGACGGAGTTGGGCTTCCATGGATGGAACGCCAGAACGACTACATCGCCATCTACACGAACCCCTCCTACAGCGAGGGATGCTTTGGGCGGACTTTCTTCGCCATGGACACTAACCGGACTTATACCCTTGAAGTTACCGCCACAAACAGGTTCACGACTGCTCAAACCGCGAGGGTCGTCCTAAACATTGTCATGTGCCCATGGATACTCATAGACTCCCATCAGCCGCTGACCCTGGATTTCCCACAGGGCTCAACCCTTTACCTTGTCATGGAACCCCTCACGGCGGACGTGACCAAAACCGTTAAGCTCGGCTGGCCCCGCTTCATCAGCTTCGGAGACTCCACAGACTACTATAGCACGGCGAGCGGGACAGGCATCCTCTCGTGGAACTACACTTTTGAAAGCGTTGAAGTCAAAAACGTGGGCTTGTTTGTCGGCGGATACGGCGGCTGCATAAGCGTGATAGCCGTGGACGTGAGGTGACCAGATGACCTTCCAAATAGACTACTTAACGCTGAACGTGGTGGAGTTCACCGAGACCGCCCTGCCCATAGCGTCTGAGTGGAACGCCTGGGAAAACCAGCAGCTAACCGTCAAACGCTTCATCTACGGGGTTAAACGCGTCTGGACCCTTAGGTGCGTGGAAAAGGACGTAGCGTGGTCAAACAGCGCCGCAAAATACCTGGAGGATAGAATGCAGCAGAACGCGACCGTCACCTTCGCCGTGAGCGAAGGCAACCGCTACCAGCTCACCTCGACGCCCTGCCACATCCTAAGAGTGGAAATGGAGATGAGGCTTGTA